CGAGATCAAGTGCTAGTGCAATAGCTTTGTTTTCTGGTACAATTCGGAAGAATGAAAGGAACGGAAATGGCAGAGGAAGCAGAGAGTTATCCCGTTCTCGACAACGGGGAGAAGTGCGGCGTGGTGTACCCCGTGCACAACGGCTGGCACGCCATGGCGGAGGACTTCCACGGGATGTCTGGTGGTCCCGGCTGGAATCGCCGCGACAACGCGTACAAGACGCGTGGTGACGCCGAGGCGGCGACGCGGACGTACTGGCGCGAGAAGCGGAACTCCTGATGGCCTTCGAGGATCACGACTGGGCCTGTGTCAATGACGAGTCCAGCGGCGGCGTGTACTGGTGGCGGGTTCTTCGTGACGGGAAGTTCGTCGGCCGTTTGCGCTCTACCCATTCACCGTTTCTCGTGGCCGATCAGCATTATGACATTCTCGATGCCAAGGGGTATCGGGTGTGGAATGCGCCGGTCGATTCGGAGGGGCGCGTGACCTACACCAACGCCTTGATGACATTGGACATGTGGACCGACGGCAAGCGATTCGTCGAAGGGGAGTGGAAGTAATGAACCGGAATCAGCAAAGTGAAGTTGATGAGGCTGTGCGGAACATCTTTCAGCCGGGCGACGTCGAAGCATTGAGGCGCTTCGTCACGCTGACCGGCTGGCTCGAAGCGCAGATGCGCATCAAGCCGGGAATTAAGAGCTTCGTCGCCATCGCGGCTCTGGGCGGTGTGACGCGGCTGCTGCGTGAGCAGATCATCCCGTCGATGGAGAGGCAGGGGCGGTAATGGCGACGCGACCCTGGCCTGAAGTCAAAAGGGCCAAGACGAAAATCGACCATGAGAATGACCGTCTCAGCTCTGACGATGTGCGTCGTGAGCTGGAGGCTTTGGGTCTCACGAGCGGTCTCGACCGTAATGACCTGCGACAGAAGGCCTTGGATGCGTATAGCGAGGTCTGGGAGCCGAGCCGGAAGCTTCAGATGGACCACGAAAAGGCACTCCTGCACGCTATCGCGGCATGCGCTGATATGATCCGTCGATGATTGCTGAATTGCGCAAGGTCGCGGGCGTCGTGCTGGCGATTGCCTGCTTGTTGAGCGTCGTGCTGCTGATCGGAACGGGCGACGTGCTCTGGCTGGTCACCGCCGTTGGCGCGGGCCTGCTGGCGAATGTGGTGTCGCCGTTGCGCCGACGAAACAGGTCGTGATACGGTCTGCCGTAACGAACCGGAAAGGGAAAGATCATGGCAAATCTGATCAACGTGCACACCGGCGTGATCCATGCCGACATCAACGTGCTGGCGAATACGCCGGTGTCGGCCCTGTTCTGCGACCCCGCCACGGTGGTGAGCTGGGACGACTTCGTTGAGTGCGGTGCCGCTCCGATCACCTGCGCCGACTGCGCGATGCTGATCGAAAACATTCAGCACGTGGCGACGGCGGCCTGACCGTGGGAAACCTGCTCAATCCAAAAACCGGGATCACACATTGCGACGTGAACAAGGATCACGTCGTCGATGGCAAGCCGGCGAGTCCGTTTCGTCGCGCACTGTGCGATCTCACCGGCAAGCTTGTTCCCGTGTCGGACGACTGGCGAGACGTCGGGAATTCGAAGGTCACGTGTGAGTGGTGTGAGTTGCGCATCGAGGCGGCGCACGCGGTTGCCCGGGGCGACGTTGACCCCCAGGGCCTGTTGAGCGCCGAAGCGGTGACCATCGCTACGGCGATTTTCACTGAAGCGATCAAACGCGGCGTGCAACACGAGATGGCCATTGGTGAGTTTGCGACATGGATTGCCAATGTCCTGTATTCCGACGACGACGAACGCTACAACTGGTTCCTGCGACGCGCCCTGGACGGCGAGACGTCATGACAGAAGCTTGTCGCGGGCGTAGCGGATTCACCTGTTCCGATGGTGCCTCGTTTTTTGTCACGTTCTACGTGGACGGTACCGACGGCCGCTACACCTGCGGCAGGCATTTGTCGACCGCCGTGCGCGAGATCACGAAAGAAATGGGCTTCCGAGATGGCGGTTGCGCGATTACTGTAAGGACGGTGAGGAAATGACCGATCGTCTCGTCGTCGCGTTGGATGTCGATGGCGTGCTTAATCCATTGGGCAATCCAGCCAAGCTCGATCGGCGCGGTTTCGTCAAGCATCGCGCCGTGCCAGTTGATGGAAGTCACTTCGATTTGTGGTTGCATCCGGACCACGGCGCGAGGCTCGTTCAGCTGGCCGAGGCGCTGAGCGCCGATCTGATGTGGGCCACGACGTGGAACGAGCACGCCAACACTGAGATCGCGCCGAGGATCGGCTTGCCGGCCCTCCCGGTGATCGAGGTGACGCCGCCGTTCCGGGTCAAGCCGGGGCCGCACTGGAAGCAGCGTGAGGTGCTGGCAGCGGTGGGAGCTCGGCCGCTGGTGTGGATCGACGATCAGTTCACGCCAGCGGATCACCGGTGGTCGTCGATTCGGCCGGGGACGTTGCTTTTGCGAACCGACGAGAACGTGGGCCTTTTGGAGGCCCATCTCGAATACGTCGAGAAGTGGTGGGACCGGGAGATCGGAACGTACAGTGTGGGATGACATCGAACGCAAAGATCCTTTTTGCGACACGTGCGACAATCCGGCGTACTGGTCCGGGACGTTCGGCTGGATACACTACGTCAACGACAAGCCCGTGTACCCGAATTTCGATTCCAGTGGTCACAAGGTCACCGTAAAGGAATGGGCGGAACAGTATGACTGAGGAAATTCGCGTCATGACGGCTGTCCTGAAGCAGTTGGAGTCTGTTTTCGGGCAGCTGGAAAGCCAGCAGGTCGAAGCGATCAACGGCCTCGGTGAGCAGCATCGTGTGGTACATGAAGTCAGGCTCGCCTGTCTTCAGCTGGACAACACGATGCGCATGGTGAGTGCACAGATCGACGCGGCAAAGAAGCAGTAGTATACATCGTCAAGAAACGGAAACGGAAGTCGGATAAAGAATGACCAGAGGAGCGAAGACTTTTGTTGCCGCGTTGGTGTTCGTGTTGGTGCTGATCATGGTGACGAAGCATTCACACACGAACGCCGCGCCGGCAGTTCCGGTATCGACGGGGGTGACTCAGTAGCGCCATGGACGTCAATGCCATAGGTAAACTCATCGAACGTCTTGCGGCTTTCCGTAAAGAGGCGCAGGCAATCCAGAGCGCCCTGGGGGATGAACTTCACGAAGGGCGGAACGCGCTGGAGACGCGCATGCTGGGCGAGATCAACCACCACCTTGACACGGTCGGGCCAGCGTTGCGACGTCGACTCAAGTCAAGGTAAGACCATGGCCCGTACCTGCGGAAACGGCAGGTACGGGCCTGGTGTTTACAAACCATCAATGGTTCGCTAGTGTCAGCGATGACACGGAACCGACCCGGAAGGAACAAACCATGTGGTGGATCAAGCAGCCGTTCGCAGGCGAGGCGTGGGGCGAGCACGGATACGTCGAGCTCGACAACGGCAAGCACGTCTCGGTGGAGGCCACGGATGACACGCAGGTGTCGGGGACCAGTCGGGGCTACAGGCCCATGACGGTCAACTGGAAGTCGGTGCGCACGTTGCTGCTGGCGGACGACACCCTCGCTTACGGCTGCGCGGATTGCCAGTTCGCCGCCGAGAGTCCTCGCAGCGTCTTCCCGCACCGCAATGCCCACATCACGCCGGAGGAGCGTCGCGCCAGGAACGCCGAGAAGGAGGCGGCCAACGCCAGGCGCGCCGTGCGTGCCGTCAGGAAGGTGACGGTCGAATCGGCGACGAAGCCGGTCAAGGCCGAGCCGTCCAGGACGTCAGGGCCCGCTCAGGAGAAGCCGCGATCGGTTGTCCAGGACGTCGTGCCGGCCACGAATGGCAACGCCACGGGCCTGTCCGACGCCATGGACGCGCTTCGGGTTGTGCTTGCCCAGGCCGGCAGCGTTTCGCAGCTGGAGCGAGAGTTCGCCGAGGCGAAGGCCCGCGCCGAGGCGGCTGAGGCCCGCGCCGAGCAGGCCGAGGCGAAGGTGGCCGAGGCGAAGAAGCTGTTCGGCTAATGAGTGCGCTGTCGCACGTCATGTTGGGGTGGCTGCACGAGCAAGTGGAGCAGGTGACGACCGGTGCGGCCACCCCGCTGCGCCGTCCGCCAATCATCCCGACGCAAGACGACGAATCGCCTGACGTGGTGGATGCGGAAGGATGGGTGATCAATGGCCCCGCGTAAGGCGTACAAGCTGCCGAATCCCGACATTATCGTGCATGTGTGCAATGAAGCGGGTGTGGAGCTGGGCACAATTACGGTCGAATCCGCCACGGAATTGAAGAACATCGCCGCTGTGGATTGGCGGCCGATTTTCCTCGGTGACAAGCTGTGCAGTTTCCGCTATCGTGGCTACCGGGTGGATCCCGCCAAGCGGGACGGCACTGTCGAGGCGTTTCTCTGGGTTTCGGAAGCGGTGTGGAAGAGATGACGAAGATCATCACCAAGACGGACGTGCTGTGCCGCGCAGATGATCCAGGACGGTGGCGTCACCTGGAGCGAGACACTGAAGGCGGCTATGACAAAGGCGGACGCGGAATGAGTGACCAGATTACCGTCGAGCGCGTGCTGGAAGTTCTGGAGCTCGTGGTCGCACGCGAAGGTGAAGACACCAAGCGTGAATGCAAGTACGTGGTCCACGGCCAGGCGCATTGCATCGGCGGCACGGTGCTGTTCGAGCTGGGCGTGCCGCTCAGTCACCTCGTAAAATTGGAGGGGACTTCCGTGAGTTCATTCACGTCCGTCGGCGGCGTGAGCTTGAGCGACGGTGCCGGCCGCGTATTGCGCACCGCTCAGGTCGCCCAAGACGCCGGCTGCGTATGGGGCGAGGCGCTGGAGATGGCCAAGGCGAAGGCGATGGGGGAGATCGAATGAATGACCAAATCAGCGTCGAGCGCGTGCTGGAAGTTCTGGAGCTCGTGGTCGCGCGCGAAGGCGCGGACACCAAGCGCGAATGCCGTTACGTGGTTGATGACGCACCGCAGTGCATCGGCGGAACCGTCCTGTTCGAGCTGGGCGTTCCGCTGCCTGAGCTCGTGGCCATGGAGCATCGTTCCGTGTACGCGTGGACCGACAAGGCTGGCCTTGCAGTCAATTTGAGCATGTACGCCGGTCGCGTGCTGCGTTGTGCGCAGATTGCCCAGGACAACGAGCTCACGTGGGGCGAAGCACTGGAGCGCGCACGGGCACGAGCGGCGTCATTGGAGGCAGGCGAATGAGTGACGATGAGGTGCATGTCATCACCGTTCCGGAAGTCATGGAGCTTTTGGAATTGGTGGTCGAACGCGAGGGTGAAGACATCAAGCGTGAATGCAGGTACGTGGTCGACGGCAAGGCGCACTGCATCGCCGCGTGTGTACTGGCCGAGGCGGGTATGCCGGTGGATGCGTTTGCCGAATTCGAAGGCAAGTCGGTTTTCTACATGGGCACTCGCGTTCTTGGCGGGTTTACACTTACGCAAAACGCTGCGGAGATCCTGGATGTGGCGCAGTATGCCCAGGATGAAAACAAGACGTGGGGCGATGCTCTCGAAGCGGCGCGGAAGATGCATGATCAGGTGACACGATGACGAAGACGATCACCAAGATGCAGGTGATCGATACCCTGCGGACACTCGTCGATCAGCACGGCGCGGATACCGTGCGCAGCAATCGGTACGTTAACCATTCGTTGAATGTGCCGAATTGCATCGCCGGCTGCTTCTTTTTTGCGTGGGGCGTGTCGCTGTCGACGCTGAGCGCCAACGAGGGCACGTGTGTTAATGAGCTTGCGCTGAGCTGGCCGCTTGACGGTATCGAGCTCACGGAGGCTGCTACGGAAGTTCTCCACGATGCTCAGAGCGCGCAGGACACTCCCAGCACGTGGGGGGTCGCCCTGGGGGCCGCGCTCGACACGGCTGAGGAATGGGGCGACGAAGAATGACGGAGCAAGGGTCGGCAACAAGGAATGAGAATCCCAATGCCGTATGCGGCCATCGAGCAATCCAGCGCAGCGGCGAAGGATGCTGTGCTGATCAGCATGGCTGCTGGAATAGCGGGATGATGTCATGACGGAACAGATCACCGCTGAACGTGCTCTCGAATTGCTGGAACACGTGGTCGCGAAACATGGTCGCGACACGAAGCGCGGTTGCGTGTATGTTACCTGGGAAGATAACGAGCTCGTTCCGTGGTGCATTGTCGGATGCGTTTTCGCCGAAGTCGGCGTTCCGTTGAGTCGTCTGGAAGGCTGCGGAAGTAATGTCTACAGCCTCTGGGAATCCGGCAGCCTGAGCGATGTAGTGGATCTGTCGTATGGCGTGGCATCCATTCTTCGTGCCGCGCAACGCGTTCAGGACATGAACGAAACGTGGGGCAGGGCATTGGCGGAGGCGCGTCGTCGCGCGTGGGCGTTGGGTGTCCACTGAAAGAATTCGCCGCCCGCAGTCACTCCTGTCTTGCCGTGACCGACGGCAAGGTGTAACGTCTATGACACACGGAAAAGAAAAGGAAACCACATGAGCAAGAAGATCACCGTCGAGTTGCTGCGCAGGCTCGGAGCCTGCCAGGAGGAGCGCGACTTCTTCGCCAAGCTGTTCCCGGACGGCACCGAGGTGACGGTCGAGCTGTGCGTCAAGCACGCGGGCGACTTCGACTGGAGCTGGGCGGCAGAGGAGCTGCTCACCTTCAAGGCGTACGACGTGTACGACGCTGACATGGACACGGTTTTCGCCGCGCAGCGCGAGGCCGAGAAGCCCATCGACGCGGAATACAGCGAAGCGATGAAGCCGTACGAAGACGCGTACCAGAAGGTCGCCACGGAGGCGCGTCGCGCGTTGGAAGCGGCGGAGGAGCTCGCCGGATACAACGTGGTCGCCCGCAAGGCGTACGGAGAAGCCCTCGAAGCGGTGAACGCCGAATACTCCACGGGGACCGCGTCGATTCGGGAGCGTTTCCACGGGCGATACGATGTTGTGGCGAACGAGTTCAAGAAGGGTCAGGCCACCGCCTTTGCGAATGCCTTCCTGTCGGAGGCGAACGTGGTGCCGGAGCTGGAGGCCGCCGACCACGCCGAGTAGTGTACGAACGAATGGCCCCGGTACGCAATTGCGTACCGGGGCCATTCGCGTCTTCCCCGATTGTCAGACAGTCCCCACAACGATCTGACAATAACCCCGAAAGAACCCGACCAACGGGCAGCGGCCAGTCTAGCAGGGCTGCCCGTTGGTCGACTCAGGGGGCCTTGCCTTCGACGCGCTCGTAACGAATCTGCCGATTGCCCGCGTCAATCTCTTTCAGGTATCCGTTCTTGACCATCTGATCGAGCACGTCGGCGAGCACTTCTCGTCGTGCGCCCTTGGCGTTTTGGGTGATAGCGCGTCGGGTGGTCTTGCCGTGGGCGATCCAGTCGTAGATCTTCTGCATTGTTTCGACCTGCTCATGACCGTAGCGGCCGATGGCCTGCTTCTCGCGGGCCTTGTCCTGGGCGATGGCGAGCTTGCCGTCACGTTGCCGGCGGTGCTCTATCTCCAGTAGCTGTTCACGCACGAGCGCCGACGTGTCGTAAATCGTCGTGGCCATGTCCCAATCGTCTTCGCTGACGTGGTCGTGACCGTCCAGGTAGGCGAAGATCATGGCCAGTTTGCCCAGGGAGGCTGGCTTCTGTGAATCCTGTTCATCGACAGCGATTTGACCCGTGCTCTTGAGGAAGTCTTCCTCGCGGAGCCGCAAACGAATACTGGCGTCGAGGGTCATCGGCATGGGTGTGAGATCGAGTGTCGTCGATCCGCCGATAAATGACGGCGGCGCGAGCCGGATGTGACTCGGGTGAATAGGGTGCGTAAGCACGTCATCGAAAGGGCGATCGACGTCGGTGAGCTTCATCGTGGGGTCGATGACGGAGAACCAGAGGAATCGCTGCGGCGTGCCCAGTGAAGGATCGGCGAGCAACTCGCCGGCCACTTCGTTCTGCATACCCATGACGAGGCCGAGATTGTAAGAGCCGGCTTCGAGCTTGCGCTTGCGTTCCTCGGTCGCGTTGGACTGACCAGCGTCGCTACCGGACCACGCGCTCCGGAGAATCACGCCGGTCATATTGCCGACGCGCTTCTCCATCTGCAACAAGCCTTGACCTTCGTCGAGAACGAAAAGCTTGTTCGTGTGGATTTGCGCGCGTTCAGTAGTGAATTTCAATGTCGTGGGATCTTGGATTTTGGTTTTACCCCAGAATGCCTCGACAAGCCCTTCGCCAGTAGCGAGGACTTCCGACACGATCTGTTCGCGATACAGTTTCTTGGCGACCGAAGTGCCCTTGGTCTTGCCGCGCCCGGACGGGCCCACCATGATGACGTACAGCGACGCGGTCAACGGCGAGCCGATAGAAGTGTCCAGGCGCAGGCCGGGCGGAATCTGGCTGGCGACGATGGCCAGATAGCTTCCCAGCACAGCATCCGCTGCTGCCATGCGCTCATGCGCGATGCGTCGCAATTCTTTGAGCCACACGCGTCGCTCGTAGAATTCCACGGGAAGCGTTGCCAGGATGTCGATGCCCGCCTCGGTCGTTTCCACCACCGGAGGCTCGGCGACTTTTACGGCCGCGGAAATGGCTCGTTCCGTCTCGGGAGCGCTCACGCTCTCCATAGCCGCAGGTGCCGGCGCGGCTGGCGGGATGGGCGCAGTCGGCATGTCGACGATGCTGGGCGCGGCGAAAGGATCAGCGACGCCCGTATCCCCGAAAGGGAACGCAAATGCCTCGCTCGGATTCACGGGCAGTGCGCGCCCCTGACCTACCGTGCGATTACGCGCTGAGCGCCATACCTGCTCGAACTCTGCATCACTTTGGCCACCGCCTTGTGGATGTGTTGCTCTGCGGGCTCTTGCCGCGTCGTGCAGGGTTTGGTAAACCTGCGCGACGGTGAACGTGTTCCAGGGTGCCTGAGCGATTTCGATTGCCGAGCATGCCGACCTGAACAGCGTGTCGTTCCCAGTGCCCGGCACCGCGTCACGGTATTCCGCCGTGACGATTTCGATCGTGCTCTGAGCGTATTTCTGCGCGCGCTGCGCCTCGCTGGCGTTCAGGTCGGCCGCTGCCGGCAGGTCTTCGATCGGTGTGGCATCCGGGCCGGCAATGTCGCCTTGGGCGCGCAGCAGGTCAAGCAGGGCATTCGGCGCGGCCACGATCGGCGCGTTCATCTGCACCGTGTACTTGCCATGTGGCGTGACGCTCGGCGGGGCCACGACCTGACCGCCGTCACCACGGATGTCGAGCCCGGGGCCGTAGCGACGCAGCAGCTCCCGATTCGCGGAATTGCGAATCGGGAAGTCTGGCATGGTGAAGTAGAAGTGATAGCCGCCACTCGGGGTTTTGACCACGTACGTATTGGGCAATACGCCGATGTCGGCCTGAAGCTTTTGCAGGGACTGGAATCCGCCGGCCTTCGGGTCGACGTCGAGCACGAAGAAACCGCTGATCACGCCGGTTCGGATGCCGACGTTAGCGTTCGGCGTCTCGTCCATCCAAATGGCGTGCACGTCAGCGCCAGACAACCGATCACCCGATGACCAGCGCTTCTTCAGCGGGTGCTTTGCGGCGGAGTCACCACCACACGGATTCGGGCCACCAGCACATGAGCAACCACCACCCACACCCCAATGCAGCGGGATGACTGCCCAGCCACGCGTTGCGTAGTCGTGTGCCAGCGCATAAGAATTGCTGGTACGATCGGTCACGGGATTCCTTTGAGTTCATGATTCTCAACATGTGATCATGCGCCGCCTGGACGCGGGCCTGCGTTCGGGCGGCGTTCCGCATCACCGTCCGTGCCTCTTAGTCACCTCCCTCGGACTGTCCATCGTCCCTCGCGCTCATCTCGACCAGGGCACGACTGCCTGGATCTAAGGCATCGATGCCCGCCTGCACCAGGTCCCGCAGGACGGCCGCCTTGGAGACGCCCCGCAGGCCGGCAAGCGCCTCGACAAAGTCACCCATCTCGTCGGTGGCCATCACGATCAACTGTCGCGGGTACTGCTTCGGTGGATGCCAACGGTCACGCTGCGGCGGCACGTCAAGTTGAGGAGTGCTCATTTTCCCCGTCCTCCCTGCTCGTGGGCGTGTTGACCACCCTACACGACGAGCCATTGACCCGTCACTAGTGATCGTTGTAGGGTGGTCAAGCTGGCGGGACCGAGGTTGAGCCGACACCCACGGTTCTGACGTCTCGCCGGCACCGCGACGGAACGACTCGGAAAGGTGACGGAGCGTGACGTACAGACTTTCTGTACTCGACAGCGATGACACGCACCACGTCATGGAATTCGACGACTACGCCGCCGTCATGGCGGCCGTGCTCGGCCAGGTGCCCTGGCACGACAAGCCGAAGGTGCTCACCGTCTACGAGCTCGCGCCGTTCGAGCCCTCCACGTGGTCCCAGGTGGCTGAGGGGGACGAGGTTTGGGCTCCGAACAACACGGTGTGGACCGTGGAGGAGACCGTGGCCGTGCCGGGTGGCGTGACCGCGTACAAGATCAAGAACACGCTCGACGGGACCGAGACGTCCACGACGCCCCAACCAGCTGACCAGGTGCGTCGTCGCCCCGGGCCCGCGAGTCGGGTTCGGCAGATGCTGCTGGACGCCGGAATCGCCACGACATTTGTGAGGCAGCAATGACTATGACCCCGCAAGACGTGATCGCGAAGCTGTCCGAATTCGAGACCCCGGCGGAGATCCGACGTCTCTTCGGCGATCTGGGCATCAAGGCGATGCGCGGCCAGGGCAGATACTGCGCCATTGCCGAGTACGCCTTTCGGGAGAGCGGCGAGCGCCCTCGCGTTAGCCTCACCTGCGGCTTCTTCGCGGACACGCAGGACGGCGCATTTTTCGAATGGGCGCACACAAAGGCCATGGAAGACTTCGTCGGTGATTTCGACGCCGGCATGTACCCTGAGCTGGAAAGGTAGCGACATGGTGCGTAGAAAGTTCAACACCCACACCCCATGCCCACATTGCGGCGTAGATGCTGACGTCACACTGGACATCGGCGGCAAGGATCGAGTACCACACATGAAATTCAACGGTCATACCGGCCCAGACAACGAGAAGGTCGTTTGCGCGCGTGCCATCGTGTTGCGCGGCCAGGACGGCTGGACGCAATGGGCCGAGGACATCACAAGCGAACACCGCAAGGCGGAGGGTTGGGAATGATTGCGTGACATTCCCGAAAGCCATGATACAATATTTTGCGAACGGTGAATCGGAAACGGAACGAGAGGACGGCGAGCGATGACCGGCCCCGGCCAGCTCCTCACGCTGCGCGATTACCAGCAGGAGACGATCGACGCCGTTTATGCCCAATGGGAAAACGGCGTTCTTCGTCCGGCAGTTGTGCTGCCGACTGGCGCTGGTAAGACAGTCATCTTCGCGCATCTGGTCAAGAAGTTTCTGACCGAGAACCCGAACAAGCGCGTACTCATTCTGGCGCACACCGACGAACTCGTTGATCAGGCCGCGAAGAAGATCAAGGAAGTCGCGCCCCATCTCCCCGTTGGTATCGTCAAGGGTCCGCGCAATGACGTGTGGGCACCCATCATTGTCGCATCGGTGCAGTCGCTTCGGCGCGAAGAACGTCGCCGACAGATCACCAATATCGGCCTAATCATCGTCGATGAGTGTCACCACGCCACCGCCAAGACGTACATCGACGTGTTGACGCATTACGGCGCATTCGGCCCTGGCGATGTGGCGGAGTTCTACGCGCAGCAGGCACAGGGCTTTGTGTACACCGTTGGCTTCACCGCCACGCTGATGCGCGGTGACGGCGGCCAGCTGAACAAAGTCTGGCAGTCGGTCGCCATTTCGCGCGACATTCTGTTCATGATCGAGCGCGGCTATCTGCTCGACATCGAAGGCGTCTCCGTTGAGGTGCCCGACCTGGACTTGAGTTCGGTCAAGAAGTCACGCGGCGATTTTCAAGATGGCGACCTCGGTCGTGCGATGACGGAATCACTCGCGCCGGAGCTGATCGCCGACGCGTACGTGAGGTACGCGAAGGAGCATGCCGGGTTGGCGTTCTGGCCCACGGTCGATGCCGCGTACGTCGGCGCGGAGGCGATGAACGAGCGTGGCATCGACACAGAGGTGATCCACGGCGCGCTGAAGATGCACGAGCGTCGTGACATCTTGAATCGCTTTCGCCTCGGTGATGTTCAGGTCGTCAGTAATTGCATGGTTTTGACCGAAGGGTTTGACGCGCCGTGGGCCGATGTTGCCGCCCTCGCTCGCCCCACTCGGTCGAAGCCGCTATTCCAACAAATCACTGGCCGTATCCTGCGACCGGATCTTGAAGCTGTACGCATTCCGCGCCGATTCCGTGCGCGCGAGAAGGCACTCCTTATCGACGCGGCTGGCGCGGGTGCGAACAACGACTTGCGCACGTTGATCGACCTCACCGACAAGCCTCTCGTTATCCGTGAAGGTCAGTCCCTTGCCGAGGCGGCTGCGGCGGCGGGCGAGAAAGTCGAGATTGCCCCGTACAAGGGCCCTGTTGCATTCGTGGCGTTTGATCCGGCTAAGCGCGCGGAGAGCAGCAAGCGCACATGGATGCAGACAAAGGGTGGCACCCACTTTCTCGCTTGGGGCGAAAAGCGTTACATCTTTTTGGTGCCGAGCACGCTGCCGGATGTCGATCCAGGTAAGTGGGACGTGGCGTGGTGCACCAAAATAAATGTGGCGTACCCGACACCGAGCGGCCCTCGGTTTGGTGACTTCACCGAACATCGCGGCATGAGCATGGAATACGCCATGAACTGGGCTGAGACGATGGTGAATGAGCTCGGCGACAACGATAGTGATTTTGGTAGTAAAAACGCGCCGTGGCGCAAGCGCGTGGCCGGCGAGAAGCAGCTCAATTACGCGCGTCGTCTCGGCTGCGATGTCAAGGAGGGCATGACCGGAAACGAGGTGTCCGTGGCCATCGACACCGCAATTGCGACACCGCGCGTGGATTACTACGTGGCTCAGATTCTGAAGATAGCAGAGAGGAAGTAGCCGTGGAAGCAGATCACAAGGAATACGGATTGCAGTATCGCCACAAGGACGATGACGACGGATGGCGGTGGGTGATCGAACAGGGTCTCAATTTCCGATCCAAGAGCCGTTCAACTGTCGAGAACGAGAAGACTTTCAAGGAAAGTCTCACCAACGTTTTCGTGTATCGCGTCGTCGAGCGCGACGTGTCTGAATGGCGACCGTTATGACGGAGCCGAAAACTGAGTACGCCGTCCAGCTGTGGAACGCTACTCGCGATGAGGGGTACTGGTCAGAGTATGAGGAGTGGGGCGACGGGAACGTCACGGTCTTCGAGTCGATGGAGATCGCCGAGGCGCAGATCGTCAGACTCAACAAGCGATTCCCGAATGCCACGTATCGCGTCGCCAAGCGTGTGAGATCAGACTGGGAGCCAGCATGAAGCGTGCCATCGATTACGCGCATCTGATCGGCAAGTACATCAGAATGGAGCGTGATGATCCTATCGAAGGCCCCGCTTATCACGGCATGGCGGCGCTCGTTGTCGCCGTGTGGGACTTCACCGCACCTGACGGCCGGCGCGGTGTTGAGATCTGCGGTGATGAAGGGTTCGGCTACGCGATTTGGGAGCACGAAGAAGAGGAGTGGCATTTCGCCATCGCGGTTGGCGAGGATCAGATGCATGATATATGGGGACGGGTGCCGCAGACATTCGGCACAGCACAAGAGGTAAGGAAGCTCAACAATGGACAGTAAGGCAATTGAACCGCAGACGTCATACACCATGTCGATTCGTGTCACCACACTGACCACGGCCGGCAAGGTCAAAAGTGGCGATCGCAACTACTACGACGTTGAAGTACCATCGCGCGGTCCCGATACGGTGCTCGAATGGGCGTCGACTCAAGGGTCATTGGACAAGTTGGTCGACATGGCGCATCATTTAATCGAGCTCTATGGCGGCACCGTGACAATCATGGATGCTGCAACACCTACACCACGTTGCGTCGACTCCGACCCGGGCCGCGCATGACGACGGATCGCACGTTCGTTCCGATCAATGGATTCTGTCCCGGTTGCGATTGTCCGATCGGCAGTAGCTGGGCATGTGCGCGATGCTGGCAAATGGTTCCACCGGAAATCCGAGAGATGCGTCGACAGGCATGGAACGCGCGCTCCTTCAAGCCGGCGTATCTGGACGCCAAAGAGGCCATGGTTCGTTGGTTCATGGAACGGAGAAGTAGGTGAAGAACAAAGTACGATGCTCGAAGATTAGATATCGGAGCAAGGATGCTGCCCTCAAGGCTCTCGTGAGACTTCCGACGTATCGTGGCGAATGTCGCGTTTACCGATGCGGGAAACACTCAGCCGCTAAGAACGTCTGGCACTTGACCAAGAATGCGAAGTGATGATGACGAAACGTACGCACATCAATGGCGTTCCGGTCGCCGAGTGGGGTATGTGGTGTGCGCACAGTAAGCACGTCATGGTGGCTGACCCGAATGACGACCGGGAGTTTCCGGATGCGATCATCGCCGACCCGTGGCCGTGTAACAAATGCACACCGGAACAGCTCGAAGCAGAGCTGAACGTTGAGGCAGCCGAGTATGATCGCGAGCAGTGGAACACGTACTGGAACACGACGCGCTAGGGGTTCTATCTGTGATCGATTTTCCTGGCGACCCGTTCGGGTCGCCGTCGATACCCAAGCCGTCGTTGATTCGCAACGGCCGGTATTACCTCCCCCCGGTCGGCGACCCGACCGCCAAAGCGGTGGCCAGGACGCGTGTCACCAATTTCGTGAAAACGGTCAGCGACACGTGGGCCCTGAATCGCTGGCAGCAGTGGCAGATGCTGGTGGGCCTGCTGAAGCGCGAAGATCTGTATGACTTGTTGCGTACGTTGCCGACCGACGACAAAGACGGCATCATAGAGATTGCCGACCGGGCCATGGAGGCGGCTAAGTCGGATCGTGTCGGTTTTTCGTATGGTGAAGGCGGCAACGAGACCGGCACCGCGCTGCATGCTTATACGGATCAAGTCGACCGTGGTGAACTGGTCACCGCAAGATCGATATGGAACCCCAAGCTGGTCAATTACCAGAGAGCAATGGCCGAGGCGTTGCTGGAAGTAGTGCCTGGTATGATCGAATGTCGGGTTGTCATTGAGCGGTTTGGTCTCGCCGGCACATTCGACCGCGTTCTTGCCTATGCTGAGCCGTCATTAACCGCCAATCCGTTGTTCATTGGCGACTTGAAGACGCAAAAGAAGTTCTATACCTGGTGGGAAATCGCGATGCAGCTCGCGCTGTATGCGCACGCCGACGCGATGTGGGACCACGACAAGTGGTGCTACATCGACATGCCGCCCGTGTCGTGGGACATTGCCATCGTGGCCCACATGCCGATGGTGCACGACGGCGACGACCCGGATCGGGTGCAGCTCTACCAGGTCGACATCGCCGAGGGCTGGAAGGCCTGTCAGCTGGTCTCTGACGTCCGAACCCTGCGCGCCGCAGGCAAGCGCTGGGGGCGACCCCTGGACACGCTCAGCGGCTCACTCAGCGCCATTGAGCGCTATGCCCTGCGCTTGCGTGACGCCGCCTCACAGGCAGACTTGACAGCGCTGGGCGCGGAAATGTTCGAATACTTCCGGGGTCGGATCCCCCCGGAGCTGGCCGAATTGGGCAGCAATCGCTGGAATGAATTCACCATCATCCGGCAGGATTCACCTATTATCCATAGCGCATAGTCACCGACGGCACGTGAAGCCACTTCGACATCGCGCATAGAGAAAAGAGAACATCGTGACCGACCCGTTCAACTCGTCGCCCGCTCCTGCCGCCGACCCGTTCGGCGCACCTGGCGGCATGGCCGACCCGTTCGGCAATCCGTCTGGCGGCGGCGGCATGGGGCCGCGTGGCCCAAAGGACCTGGCGGGCCGTCTCGTGGCGTGGCGCAAGCGCGGCGAGCAGGAAGTTGACGGCTACCGCAACCCCGGCTTTACGGGCGACGTGCCGAAGGTCATTCGCTTCACCATCGACATTGCCGTTCTCGACGGCGAGGAGACGGTGTACGCGAGCCCCGGGGCCGATGCGCCGTTCGGCGCGAAGCCGGAGCCGTGCGGCAAGGTGGGCGACATCTTCCGTGGGCGTTACTTCACCCAGAACGGCATCAAGAACAAGTTCAACGACTCCGATGTCATTCTGGGTCGTGTCGGCATGCTGGGCAAGAACGCCGATTTCCAGAAGCAGTACGACACCATCGAAAAGGTGGCGGCGTGGCTGGCGACCAATCCGTCGGCCGAGGACGTGAAGCGTGCCGACTTGTTCTGGACGATCGACGCGCCGACGGCCGCAGATCGTGAGATCGCCATGAAGTGGTTCGCCCAGAACCGGGACTTCCTGAAGTAACCGCGTGACGATTAAGCCCCCCACGGTGAGCCGTGGGGGGCTTAATCGCGTTTAGGGTAACACATTTAGCCCGCAACGATGGTCGGACCAACCAGCGTCGGCCAGTCCTTCACGGCGGCTAGCTTGTTCCGCTGCGCTTCGGGCAGCTTGACCTCTGCCGCGCCGTACTGATCGAGGCCGGCGGCGCGCAGCCACCAGGCGTCACACTCGTTGTCGTCAACGAATTCTCGGCCGCCGCGCTTGTACGCGGCCAGGATCATCGCCGCCTTGTCGGCCTTCCCGCTCCCCGTGGCGAAAGCTTTGAGCGTGCCCGGCGAAATGTGCACGTAAGGCACGCCGGCCTTGATGAGAGCCACGCGCACCGCGCCGTGCACCATGCCCTGTGTGTGAATCGAGAATCCGCGCGGGAGCGGAGTCTCGATCACCGCCAGGTCGACGTGCGGCTGAAGCGCGGCGATGACTTCGTCCTGGATGATGATGAGACGACGATCGCCCTTTTTCTCGTCCAGTTTGACGACCTTGGTGTGACCGTCAGAATAGGCGATACCCGTCCCGTTGAGACTGAGATCGAGTCCGATCACTTTCATTCCGTTTCCTTCCTGGTCTCAAGTCTCACCGAAGGCTGACGTCGGTCGCGCCAGGGCAGACGCGATTACATTCGCCCTGGGCCCAGTCTTTGCGTTCTTTCGTCGTCATGTCGTACCAGTTCTCCGGCACGATTACCGTTGTGCTCTCCATTCGATCCTTGCCGGGTCGACGGTATTTCAACTGCATGGGGCTGCCCGGGAGTGGCATTAATTCCTCTTCGGTCTCAGGGTCGTTTCGGTGATCGAAGTACCATTCGGCCCAGTCGGCTTCGCTCGCATCGTCCGCTGGTCTCACGGTCTCACCACTGGTCTCGGGTCTCATAGGGTCTCAACCCTGGTCGCACGCTGAGCACTGAGACCGCACATGCGGAGGTAGGTCTCAACCCCGTCCGGGTCTCGATACTGATCCTTAGGTGAGACCACGTGCACGAGACGGCTGAGACCGGAATTGGCGACCAACTTGGCGCAGTTGATACACGACGCCGATGAGACGTAGATCGTGCCACCGTGCATTTCGGTGTAGTCGGCGCGTACCAGTGCGTTGGCCTCGGCGTGGATACTGAAACAGGTGTCGTAGTTCGCGCTGGTCTCATGAGACTGAGACCGGGGACACCAGTCTCGGCAATCCTCCGAGACTTGATGTCCTCGCGCCGGCCCGTTGTACGACGCGATCAGTGGGCGATTGTCGCGCGTGACGATGAGCGCGCCCACCTGTCGCTTGGTGCAACGACTGCGGAAGGCCACGGTCTGCGCCATGGCCAGCCAGGTCTCATCCCAGCCAGGCCGGTGAGACCTGGTCTCAAGCTCAACCGTCACTCCTCGTCCTCGTCTCCGAAATTGTCACTGTAGACACCGTCATCATCCGGCCAGCTCACGCGAATGATTGCCTTGCCGATATCGGTATCGATAAGTTCGGCGACATCTTCATCCAGGTATTCATCATCTTTGAAATCGAAGAACGCTGTAGCTCCTTCTACGACATCGAGGAATTCGACGGTTCGAGCGCGTTCAAGGATTAGATGAGCGGCGTAATTACGCCGCTCATCTTCGGTGAGTTCTCTCATTTCCTTTTCCTGATTCAGATCGTATGAACTTCGTCGAGCGCCTGAGCGATCGTCGGATCAACGCGACGGGCTCGATCGAGCAAGATCAATGCCGGCATGCCGAACTGTCCCTTTTTCGGCCCCTTGGTCTGTCGCAAGTTCTCCAGAAGCTCATCCACGCTGTGGCACGCGTAGACGGTGTGCCAATCCACCTCAGCCGACACCATCATGTCGGGCGTGATCTTTTCCTTGTCGAGGATATCGACAGGACGGCAGATTGAACACGGCTCAGGAGTGGGTTCCTCGCAATTGATGTCGAGGTAGCGCTTGGCCAAGTCGGCGAGCTTGACGAGCACACCATTATCGCAGCCGTTTGCGGCGTGGTACGTTACCGATCGCGCGACCACATGCAGAACGTATTCGCCCGTTCCGTCGGTCTTGCAGTACAACTCCAATTCGGTCCACTTCGGCTTTGCCGGCTTGGTGGCGACATCGCTCGACGACATGGCGACAATCTCGCCTTTGAACTGAACGCTGGGCCCTGCGGTGCGCAGGCGCACGTACCCTTCCGGTACTCGTGACTGCGTGACAGGGTGAAAGATTTCCATGTCTATCTCCTTCCTGGGTGCATAGTACCAGCTCAGCGGGAGGAGACCAGACGAGCCAAGTGTTTACAACGGGCCATCGAGGTGTTATCCTTACGGCGAATAGTGATCGATCAGGAATGGAGAAACGGAAATGGGTGACACGCTGCAATGGATCAAGCCCGGCGCTGAAGTCGTGATGTATTCCATGGCACATGGAAGTACTGACGCATCGGTGACCACCATCGATCGCGTGCACAAGGTGACGTTCACCGTGAAGGGGTCCACGCGAAAGTTCGGAATCGTTGACGGATATTCAAAGGAGTCGGGGTCCTGGTCGGCTGGCTACAAGGTCGTTCCGCCCGATTCTGATGAGGCTGTCCGCGCACTGCGTCGTCAAGAGGTTTATCGGCAGCGGCAGCGAGTGGCCGCCAATTATGGGCGCTGGCTCAAGAGCCCCACGTTTGCGCATCGACAAGCGCTGATCGACGCGCTCAATGCGGTCGATAGCGACGGGGAGTGAGCATGGGCACCGGTTCGGCAGTACTTCGCGCTACGAACGAGCTACTCTCCATCATCAACCACACCGGTCTCAATTCTGACGAGAATGCCTTCGTGGATACTGCCTTCAGGAAGGGGAGACTCATCTCGTTCGTCAGCGGGGTGGACGTAGTGAAGATGCAGGAAGCGTTGACGAAGTTTTTCGAAGGTCGTGTTTACACTGCCAAAATCGACAGCACCAGAGGCGTTCTGGTCGTCGTCCAGTCTTACCGAGAGTAGGAATTCATGACCACAGAACGCGTGGAGGGTAGTTACAGTTTTATCGCCGCCGAGCTGACCGCCCGATTTAAGCACCCAGTTTCTCGCCAGCAAGTGTACATGTGGCGCGGACGTCGCGACGTCAACGGTTTCCCGGACGAGCACGCGGTCCAAGTTGATGGCAAAGAGGTATCAGGTTTTTACCTCGACGAGGTTGTGGCGTGGTATGACCTCAACTACCCCGAAGCCCGAAGGGAGCGGTTGAAGTGTCAGAACCAAGCCCGGAAAGAGAAGCAGTCGGCGACAGATTCAGGAGGATCTACAATTATCTGAATTCTATCGCCACAGAAGTGTCGGAGATCCGCCGAACGTACATCATGATCATGTCCGGGCCGGATCTGAACACCGTTATCGATATCGAAGACGACGAACGGGATCTCGATCGGGATCTTCATCGCCTGGAAAAGCTGATCAAAATGCATCAAGGATTGTTCTAGCAGCAAGTGTTTACAGGATCCGGAACGTCTGCTAGGCTGAAGCGGAACCGGAACGGAACATGAACCAGAAGGAGCTTGACGTGTCGGACAATGACTTCTCCATCCTCTCCGACGAGGAGACCCGCGCCGCGATTGCCGAAGCGGGCCAGCCGGACGAGGTCGAGCAGGTCGACCGTACCCCCGTTCTCAATGCGGTCGAGCGCGCCGACGCCGCCCTGGCCGAGTCGGGCGAGGTCACGTCGGGCGAGGTCACGTCGGGCGAGGTCGAGCAGCCGAAGCGCACCATGCCGCGTCGGCGGGTGACCAAGGTGGCGCAGAAGCACATCGCGCAAGACGTGTTGGCCAACGCTCTGGCCAAGGCCCTCGGCTACTGGCGCGAGGATCTGGAGCTTCGTCAGCGCCTGGAGGAGGCCGGCATCGACATGGATCAGTTCGCCACCATCCTCAAGGAGCAGGGCGACCGGGCGGCCAGGGCGCTCGGCTTCACGGAGGCGTGGTACGCCTGATGAAGCCGATCAAGATCACCGATGTCGACGATCACGCGGAATACGTCGTCTACAGTGACGGCAACGACGAGCAGATTCGAGATCTGCTCGACGCCCTAAACTCCACCGATTGCCTCGTCGCCGGGGTGATGAAGTAATGGGAGAGGACTACGTCGGCCGGGTTGTGTACACGCTTGACGGTTTCACGCGCGGGAAGGTTATTTCCGTTGCCAGGACTCTTGGCGGCGAAATTTCTCACGTGAACGTCGAGCTTGATGAGCCCAACAAGGACGGCGAAACTCGCGTTCGGTGGTATTGGGCAGAGTGCAAGCTCGCCTGACAATCGAAAAAGCAATCCCCCGTCCCGTGGCACTCGGGACGGGGGATTTGTGCAACTGCACCGTGTCTGCGGAAGTTGCGCCGCGAGCCTACACCTGTTTGTCGGCCAGCTTGATCGCCGGAGTGAGGTTCTGTCGGAACATCAGCCCCAGGACGGCACTGGCCACAACGGTGACCGCGCCGATGACCGTCGGCGGCAGGTTGAGCCCGAAGGCGGTGGCCGCCTCGGCGATCGTGGCCAGTGCGCCCGTGACGAGCGAGACCGCGACCGGCCGCGCCAGGACCGCCGTCACGATGGCGGCTAGAGCCGTGGTGATGGTCGTGACGGCAGCCGTCTGGGTGCCGTCCAGGCTGAGCAGGAAGGCGAGAACCGTGGCGATGCCGCCGTTCACCGCCCAGGCAACGACTGCCGGCTCGTAGGCCAACAGGCTGTGCAACTTCGACCACAGGTTCATTGAATTCCTTCCGGGTTGTCCATGGGGAAACGTTAGACGACGAAAGCTTTGTAGTCCACGTAGCTTGCCAGACGTTGCAGGGTGGACAAGTGAATACGGTACGAGCCGTTGTCGCCCCAGCTATTACTCCACGAATTGCGCACCCGCACGACACAGTTTTCCATGTCGAATTTGTGTTGCGTCGCCCAGGTCAGCTTTTCCACGGCGCTGATGCATGTTTCGTGACCGCCGGCAACGCCAGAATCCAATGCGCGCTGAAGGTCCTCAATAGCGCCATTGCCGTCCACAAAGCCTTGCGGATTGGGCTCCATCCACGCATTGAACCACGGCGACCCCATAATCACCGTGCCGGACTGCAACAGCGAGACCATGCCGTGCACATCATTCGCCGTCTTGTGCCCCTTGATCAGTCCCTGCGTCTCCAGCTCGTGGCAAACGTACAGACCGGTAGACCCGCAATCCGTGGGCGGCCATTCCTGCGACGGGTCGCCCGTCTGCCACGTGACGGAATGGTACAACTTGATCGCGAACTTTTCATTGGCCACGGCATCGGTGAGCGACAAGCCGGCATTGATGACCGCCTGCGCACCGACCTTGCCGTTCAAATGTTCTGCCAGCGACACAGTCCCCGCATTGCAGGTGCAAGAGCCCAGAGCGTCCACGTCGGCCGCGCCCGCCACGAGTTCGCTGGTACGAATTCCTTGGGCAAACAAGTCTTCCTGATCAAGCACCGGAACCGGCGGCTCGTGGTCCACTTCGATCAGGGGTTCACCGCGATGGAAATGTAGAGTTTCCACGCGCAGTGGTTCTGCGACCTGGTAGCGGCCGAACTTGGTGTGACCCACGCTGCTGTACGTCATACCCATCGCCTCGTTCTATTGGTGAGCTTACACACTGCTTTCGTCACCGATTCCAAGGTGACTGTGCACAGCGTCGAGTTTCTCTGCGTGAGTGTCGAGCTTTTCGCCGTGCTCATCCTGCTTATTTGTAATCAAGTTTTGGCCGACCATGATCACACTGAGCATGACGAGTTGGATGAAGGTCTGCGATACCCATTGAATGTAATCGGGAAGCTTGTCCGATCCGTACGGAAATCCAAGAATGGCAAGCCCGACGAAGATGTAGGCACACCACATAGTGCCCACCAACTCCGTGAGCTTCACGGCCAACCAGTTATTGATGTCCTTCATCAGCTGGTCTCGGCTTTGATTTCCGTGACGCCCGCACCCAAATCGGTGGACTTCCATGCCGTTGGAACGTTCACATTCACCGAGCCAATGGTGACCGGCGGCGGCGGCACGGGATCGAGAATCGCGTTCTCGCGTGCCGCTTGAAGTGCACGAAGCCGCGCCTCGCGATCGGCGGTCAACTTTCCGACCGGCACGCCGTTGATGGTCGCCCCGTTGGGCAGCTGAACCTGCGTGTCCTCAATTCGACCGCCGCCAGGTTCATCAGAAACCTGTACGAACCAGTTACCACTGGTCATCATGGGAATCCAAGCCATGTCAGACACCTCCGTGGGGGCCGCAAGGGGTGTGGAAGTGAGCCAGCCGTCAACGACAACGGACAGGTCGTAATGACCGCCGGAGCCCTGCCCACCGGGGCCATACCGCGGGTCGGCGTACTGATGAAAGACCGTGGTGATGCCGTTCAGCGTTTCCTGTACCGGCCCGCTGCCTGGATAGGCGGCTACCGCGTAATGCGGGTGCGGCACACCAGCCGCCACAAATGCCGCCTGAAGCGCCGCCCAGTCGGCCATGCCCACGTACACGGTCGGCTCCGCGTCGCCACGAGCTCGCTTGGCCTTCACCCACGCCACCGCCTCGACGGCTGTGGCGTCACCGTTCTCGCGGTCGAGGACGTCCGCGTCCAGCGTGGAGGCCAAGACGGCGCAACGGACGTGGATCGAGTCGGGGAACCGCGTCCAGGCGGCTGCCGTCCAGGCACTTGGCGGTGTGCCGGCGGGACCGAAATGGCCGTCCACATACCCGAGGACGTAATCCCAGGGCTTTCCGGTAGCGGGGTCATTGACGGGAATGTCCGTCGGCGTGATGGAATCGACCATTCTTCGGGTCACGAGACCAACCCCCTGACGTAAATCTCGCCTTCGAAATCGGAAACGCTGAGAACGTGCTTTCCGCCATGACCTCGATGATGAAACACGCACAGCAGTTCAAGGTTTGCCGCGCTGTCAATCCAGGCACCGATACCCTCGCCGCTGACGCCGGGGTAATCTTTCTCCAGCAACGTCAGGTCCACGCCATTTTGCAATGCGAATTCAATGTGCTGATGATGACATTCCAGCGGCTTTGACAGGTCACATTCCGAAGTGTCCCCGCCTCGATGCTGCACAGCGAAATCGCAATGGTAAGTATCAGATTCGCGGCGGCGACGCTTGTACTCGTCGAAATCGCGCTTGTGCGGATCCTTGTCGCGTGGCTCATGTTCGGGGAAGTGAATCACGTAGTGGTGCGTTTCGGCTTGATCGTGCGCCACGACCGGATCGCTCATGACCGACCTCGTTTCTCTAGGTTTGTCACCCGAGTGTTTAGGTCGTCCACGAATCGCCTGACGTGGGTCATGCTTCCATCTACACGATGCACGATGTCTTTCATGGATTTACCGCCATTGAAGGCAATCTCGTTTTCAACGGCGATGACGCGGTTGTCGATCTTGGCTAGCGCTGCATCTTGATCCGACAAACGTTCCATGACGCCAGGCTTATGAGGGACACCCGGTCTAGCTTTAGTGCCGTTCCAATCTTCTATGAACTCGTCGAACTTGGTATTAAATCCACGTACCTTGCGCACTAACCAAACGGCCCCGCCGACGAATGCTATTGATCCTGCACCCAATGAGCCAAAGATCGTGGCTACCGAAGTGACGTCCACCATTTGCACTCCCTAGTCGGCGAGCTCGGCTTTACGCGTACTGCTGTGTGAAGTTCGAATTCGAGACAACTTGGAAGTTGTTGACCAACGACGCAGTGCTCGTACCGTAAGCCGGGTCGGAAACCAGCCAATCCGTAGGAGAAATGACAGCACCGCCGCCGGGAAAAGTTTCCCTGCTGGCCTGATAGATGACCAAGAAGTTCGATGCGGCACAGGTGTATATGTGCCAACCCGTCCCCAGGGCGGTAGCAATCTCAGAGAGATTGCTACCCGTATACTGGACGGCCTGTACGGTGCCGGCAAATGTATGATTCGCGATCATTAACCGATCTCCTATACGTGAACCCATGCGATGGTGAGGGAAGGGCCAACGGGAGCGCCGACGACATTGGTCAGGCTGCCGCCCGAAGTTTGCGACACTACGACTTCGAGGAAGTCGCCGACATTCATGAACACATAGGTCGTGGGCGTTGCAAACGTGCCCCAGCTGGCGGAACCTGGAAGACCTTGCATTACGCTCGATTGAATGAAGCTTCCATTCTTCTTGATACCTACACTTCGATAGCCAGTGCTATTGATGCCAAAGCTGCAATACGCATTGGCCCTGTACCAGCCGGCCACCTGCGCCGTATAGCGCGAGTTGTTCACGCTATTGCTGTGGCCGTTGTACGTGTCGATCAGAGTCGAGTCGAACGTCAACGTCGTGTCGGCGGTCCCGGTAGGGATCGCCTGGCCCGAGTTCTGATAGATCAGCGCAATGGGCGGATTCTCCAGAAAGGAAATGCCACTGTAGTAAGTGTTGATGTTGTCCGCAGTGGCAATCTCGCCGACGGCGAACTGGTGTGGAACAGGAACGGTAGCCATGTCGCTTCGTCCTTTGTCGGCGAGATTTACCAGTTAAAGACGTTGCCGGCGTCGAGCTGCCCCAACACCGGGTCGTTCAACGTCAGACTCATCAGTGTCAAAGTGGCGACCGCTGTAGGCATCAGGTCAAACGTGACGACCCAATTGTTGCTACTCCAGTCAATGTCGTGATGAACGCCGATGATAATGACGTCCAGCGTGATCGAGTTCGCGCCCACGGGTCGGCGATTGAAGATGACGCGATCGCCGATGTCCAATTGCAACAGCGTGTTGAACAGCGTCGGCAACCTTCCGGGCGTGAATTTAATCTGCTGCACACGCGCCTTCGGCTGGGCGTACTGATTCCCCATCCAGTTGGCCAGGTCGACCGATTGGGTGACCTGGTTGAACAGGCTGGTCAATTGCTGACTACGATCACCGTACTGATTGATCGACGACAATTCCTTGACGTAGATCACCGGGCTGCTGGTCGTAGTCGAGCCGAATTCTGGTGTGCCTTGGTGGGTGACTTGAATGTCGTTGTAGACGTACTGAGGGTCATAGTCGAGTTCGACGTCGATCAAGTACGGCAGTTCACCGGCAGCCGTATTTTCACCAAATGTTGCCTGAACGCCACGATCCAGAATGTGGTTACGCGTCTTGTAGACCATGTAACCGGCCTTGTCGATATACAGCAACGCGCGTTCCGTGTCTGCGACATTGCCGATCGCAGCTCCGATGTTTTGTCCTTCGATGCCCGTAGCGCCACCAAGCAGGCCCGTCAAGGCGTCGTAATACACCCGATGTGGCACTGTCCACAGCATGTACGACAGGAATCGCGACACGCGCCAGTCGCCGTAATCGTTGGCCATACCGTTAATACCGGTAAAGTTGTACGTGACGATCCGGCTGAATCCGAGCATGCGTGGATACACTGCAATATGACTGATAGCCATATTGGTGTAGAAATCATTGGTGAAGTTATCGGTTTGGCCACAGAAGCTGAACTGATTCCAGATGTTCGCCATCGTGTCGGCACCGGTCAGAATTTCTGAATTGCCGATATACAGCGTGTATTCCGTGTCGAAGAAGATGAGCGACATGGGTACAACCTGGTCAGCCCAGCCGGCAGCGGAAGATGGTGCGTGGTCGGTGCGAACGCCGGTGTTCACGTTCCATGTGGAGACGTGAATGCCGGCCCCGTTGTCCATCCACACCTGGATGATTGGACCGGTCGGCCCGGTCGCGGTGAAGATGGCGCTCCGAGCCGCTGTGGTTACGGGGCCGGTGTACGGGACCTTCATCCACCAGGTGACGGTCACGCCTACGTCGGTCGGTGGCAATGGCACGCCGCTGTACGTCAGCGAGAAGCCCTGGCTGCCCTGGCTGGACAGCAGGCCACTCAGGGCCCAGTTCGTCCCCGAGTCGCCCACCAGCTTGATCGAGCTGTCGCCGAAGGCCTGCGTACCCGCGCCGGGGCCACTCGCCGCCTGTACGACCTGGAGTGGCGTCGAATTGCCCATAACGCCGATGTTGATGGCCGTACTGGAACTGTTGCCATCTCCACATGGCCAATAACCCGCTGGTCCGTCGATGAGACGTTCGCCTTTGACGATGCTCGGCATGATGCCGACGAACATGGCCCACGCGTCCACGCCGACCGCATTGACCTCGCCCCAGTGTGGATCGCTCCATACTTCGGGCCACCGTTCCATGTAGCCAACAAACACCGGATAGCTTTTGCCCTGCCATATAGCGGTCAGGCGAATTGGCGTATACGCTTGAATCGTATAAGGGCTTTGTGTGTTGCTGGGCGTCAGGTATCCGTCATCATTACGCAGCACGAAATTCGCCGTACCTGCTTGCAGGCTGTTTAGTTCATACTGCCTGCCGCGCTGGAGATTCACCGAGAGCAAACGTGTGGAAATATCCACGTACTGCAACTGGTCCGGCGGCGTGCTGGACGGGTAGCCGAAAGCGGCCTCCAGTTTCAGGTACGGCCACAGCGGATTTACTATGGCCGGCGCTTGCGGATTAAGCTGCAACCCGACGATGGTTTGACTGAGATCCAGAAGGTTGTTATTGGCCTGCGTGAGCGTCAATCGTCCGACATAAGTGGTAGCGCTCGTAGGCGGTGAACCGTTTTGACCAAACGTGGGCGTCGCAAACGCCGCCCCAGGTGGGGCCACGGCGGTGAATGAAGTGTTAGCCCATGCGCTGCTGCCCAGGGTGAAGTTGGAGCTCACCGCCGTCGATAGCAACGTTCGCGAGCCATTCAACCACTGAATGGCCAGAACGTTACTCGTCCATCCTGGCGGCGAGAAAAAGTACCCCTCCACCGTGTAATCGAGCCCCGGGGTCACGGCAGGGGCGGTCGCCAGGTTGGCGTACATATTCAACGCACTGAATCCACCTGCGGGTTTCACGAGCGCGCAGTTGTTGGTGGTGAGACGTGTGTCCGCGTGATAAACCGAAGGATTGGTAAATCCGGTAATCGAGCTGAGGGTCGCGTTGGTCGCCGTCCAGCCTGTTACGCTCGCCGCGAAGACCGGATTGTTGTTCAGCGGATTAATGGAATAGAAAAGCGGAGTCGACGCGCCACTGGTCGCCGGCTGCGCCGCCACCTTAATGTATACGTCGCCCTCGACAGTCGTGTTATTGGTTGTACCCCACGAGGCGCTGTATGAAAGATCCCACCCACCGATGTGCGCATAATCAGTCGTCCACTGCTGCGACCGCTCAGCCGCCGCCATGGAGACAACGAAATCCGCCTGCGACGGCGTAAGGGTCAATGACGTAGTGGACGATTCATTGGTGAAGGTCGCGGCAAGGGTGTCGGTTGTCAACCACGTCGGCATGTTGTTGACCTGCCAGACAATGGAGGCCAACGCAGTGACCTGCCCCAACGGGGAAACAGACACCTGCGTCGTCGAAGGCGATACATTCGGAGCTGCCCAGATGGAACACTGCGCCGTCGAGCTCCACCCCTGAGTCTTGTTCAGGGTGACCTGAGCGGCGTAGAAGAAATCCCACGCATTGGGTCGATTAAAAGCGCCGACACCCACCGAAGCGAACGCCGCCCCTGTCGGAGCTTGAGCCAGATTGGTTACCTGGGTCCATTCTCCGGGGGGAATGTACGTGTAAGGACTACCGATGCTGGTCGAAATGTTGGTGAGCGACGAGTTGTACCACAGAATTTCTGCTGCGGTGAAATTGATACCCGTCGGACAGTACAAATAACCGGATGCTGCGTAGAACTGATTCGGGACAACGCTGACCAGATGGCTCGTGTCAGTTCTTAGCGTTACCGAACTTGATGTCCCATTAGGCGTAATACGAACCGACGGAAAAGTGTTGTACATCTGTGCGGTTGACGACGAAAACGTTCCGTTTGTTCCCGTCCATCCCGTCAAGGCCGGCGTCGTGGTGAAGTACGGATTTTGATTCAGCACGCGCGGCTGCGACACGCCGGCATTCGAGATGTACCACACATTGCCGGCTGCCGGCGGTGACGAGCCGCTGACTGCGATATTGATAGACGCAGTAACGGCACTCGCCACCGGGGCGGCCAGTGTGGTGACATTGGTCCACGATTGCGCCGGAATGGTGTTGTTCGCGCCCGTGGTCGTGGAAAGCAAGGAGCCGGAAGAGTTGTACCAGTTGATGTCGACACGTGCAGTGGTTACGGAATTCGTGAACCACAGGTAAGCACTTCCGGATACCAGGCCGGACGTGAATCCCGAAATGCTGACATTACCCGAAGTGGTGCTGACGGTATTGCTCGTACCGTTGTTGACAACCTTTCCTGAATACGGATTGTTGCCATACGACTTCGTGTTGACTGCTGTGAGCGTGCCATTGCTCACCGTCCAGGGCGCTGTTACACCGTTTTGAAAACTGTAGTTCTGGTTCAGCAGAAAGACCGTTGGCGCGACAACGGGAGGCGACGACGCCAGTGGAACCCAGTAATTTCCGGCGTCGTCGCCCACGGCCACGGTCGTCGGCAGCTGCGTGACGGCGTGCCAACCCGTGAAGCAGAACATCCAGTTGCCGCCGGTAATGCCGTTGACCGTGATATTGAGCATCTGGTTGGCGGGCGGCGTTTGGCTGTACGTGTCCGTCACCGACCACGAGCCGTCGTAGACCTGGACAACCTGCGGAACGGCCACTAGACGGTTCCCCTTCCGAACAGCGACAATCCGTTCGTCGGATTGCGGAAGTCGTAACGCAATGTCTGCGTCTGATTGAGACGCTGGATCTGCTGTTCGGCCACGACGGAGCCTGCAATGTTGTTAACGATGACGAGGTTGCCACCGCCGGCACCAACGCCTGCCGCGCCGCCGATCCCGGAAGGCAATCCGGCTACACCCACGCCGCGATACATGGCCGGATTGGAAACCACGCCCCCGATGTGAGCAATGGCGTCCTGAATGGCGGGCATGCCATTGATCATGCCCATCGCGATACCGGTCGTGAGGTGCACGCCGACTTCACGCGCCATTCGACGAGAAGGCGAGCCATGTTCAAACGCGGCTTTAAAGCCGGCGATGATGCTGTCTGCGAAGCTGTTGATCTGGCCCATGAGCCAGTTCCAGCCGTTCCAAATACCCTTGGCGAGGCCCGTAACGAGGGAATAGCCAGCGTTGACGAGCCAGTTTTGTGCATTGACGAAAAACGCACCGATCCGACCAGGCAATTGATTGAACCAGTCGAAGAGGCCTTGTTCACTCTGCTTGATGCCGTCCTGGATGCCCTGAATCAGTTGAGCGCCATTGCCGACGAGCCACTGGCCGATGCTTGACAGGATGGACTGGATTTTGTCAGGCAACGTCCTGAACCAATTAAGGACGTTCTGATCCTGCTGATTGATGCCGTCATTCAATCCCTTGACGAGTGAATTTCCGTCACCAAGAAGCCAGTTTCCAATATCCGTCAGAATGGCTTGAACCTTGTTCGGCAGATCGCGGAAGAAGTTGTACACCGCCACGACGCCCTGCAAGATTCCATCGTCGAACTTGCGCATGATGTCGAGACCGCCCTTGGCCAGCGTGCCGGCGAGGTAGCCGACCTGCTGGCCAATTACAGTGGGCATGTGCTCGAAGTAGACGAGAACGCGATTTCCGCCGTCCTGAATGTACTTCAGGAAGCCGTCCATGGCATTCTTCGCGCCCGTCTGCAATTCCTTGCCGAAATTGCTTGCGCCAGTATTGGCCTGAGTACCCAGGCCGATTACCCATTTTCCGACCGACATAATCGCAGCATCGGCGGCATCCGGAAGCTTTCCGAGCCAGCTAATGGCGGACGAAATCCAGGTGACCACGTCGGAGAAGCCCTTGACGACATCCTTGGTGCTGCTGGCCAACGCGTCCAGGAAGCCCGCAGCAATCTTGGCAGCTTCGATAAGGCCTGGCGTCGACTGCTTGACGACCTGCGTAAAGACGGGAATCAAAGGCGTCAGCGCCGTTGCGATGCCGTCGAATGCCTTAGCCAGATTCAAAAGGGCGGGCTCGGCCTCTGGAATAATGTCAACAAGCGCTTGTAGTATCGAACTTACAAAATCGGTCAACGGCGGCAAGAGGGGCGTAAGCGCATCAAGCATTTGCTGCAACGCCTTGCCCCACATGTCGCCGAGCTGCGTTGCGATCTTCTCGATCATGGGCAGCAACGGTTCGATCGCCTTCATCAAATCATCGAAAGCAGTCAGCACCACGGCAAGCATAGGGGCGAGGATCTTCAGCGCATCGACGAGCAGTGAGCCAGCAACCTTGATGAAATCGCGAAAAGCGTCAGCCAGTGGGCCAAATACTGGGGTCAGCGCCGTAATAGAATTGCCGATCACATCAACGATGTTCTTAAACGCGTCGCCGACGGCGGTGTTCTTCGACAGGCCTTCCAGCGTATTGTCGAGCATTTTGAACAGGCTGTTCAGCGCCGGTGCCATGACGTTGCCGATGGCGATTGCCGTATTTTCAAGCTGCGCCTTGAATTGCGAGAAGCTAAAGCTCAGGTTTCCCTGAACTTCAGAGAAGCCCAAGACATCGCCATTGGCATCCTGTGTCGCAGAACCGACGGCCTTAATGGCATCGGTCAGGCTGTCCGCCTGGCCGTTAGTCGCCTCCAGGGCGGCTTGCAAACCGGGCGACGTGCCGATCAGCTTTTTCATCGCCTCGGGAACTGTCTGCCCAATGGCGGCGGCATTCTTCTCCGCAACCTGGCGCAACCATTCCAGCGTGCCGGCAAGACCCTGGTTGCTCAAATGCTGCTGAACATCGTCCGACGTGATGCCCAGCTGCGTGAATTCCTTGGTCATCTGCGTCGTGGGTGCGATCAAGCTCTTGATCGCAGCAGCGACGTCTTGCGCGGCACGCTGCGCGGTCGTGCCATGTGCCGTCATGGCCGCCTCAACGGAAGCCACATCGGCGAAGCTCAGATGAACCGCCGAGGCGATGGGCAGCACCGTGGCGAGCGACTTCGAGAATGCGTCGAAGTTCGTCTTACCGTACGAAATGGCCTTCACCATTTCGCTGGTAATATTTGCGGCGTCGCTTGCCTTCAGGTTGTAGTCCTGCATGACGGTGGTCACCGCGTCGGCGACGTGCGTCAGGTCTGCACCCTCGTCTTTTGCGCCTTCGGCAGCGGCTTTCATGACCGTCAAACCGTCGGCTGCGTGATACCCCGCCGATTCAATGGGGTACATGGCCTTCGCCAGCTCGTTGGCCGTGAAGCCAACCTGGGTGGCCATGCCTGTCAGGCCGTCGCTAACCATTTGAGTGGCCTGCTGCGATTCGCCGGCACTGGTCACCAGTCGGGTGACGGAAGCTTGAAAATCGGCTGCCATTGTGGCGCTGGCAATGGCTACGGTGCCAATAGCAAGGCCGGTCTTTTCGACAACCGCGCCGAGTGCCACACCCGCACCGCCCACGCTGTCCGCCGAGGCGGCTGAGGCCTTCCCCGCCTCGGCGGACGACGCGGCGGCAGCATCCATGGACGCAGCAGAAGCGTCAGCGGCCTCGGCGAGGTGTTCGTACGCGGCGGCGGCTTCGTCAGTGGCGGCAACAACGGTTGCGGCGGCTTCCTCGGTGGCCGCCGCCGCGTCGGTCATAGCCCCGGCCATCTCGTCGGAAAAGACCGTTAGATTGGCGGAAGTTTCTGCCAGCGCCGAGTCGAATTCCTCCAAGGCGGCAATCGCCTCTTGCAGGCCCGCAATCCACTGAGCAGTGTCGACGACGAGCTCAAGAATTGCGGGAGGCAGAACTTCAGCCACGATAGACCATCCCTACAATTACGTCGATCGCGGCGTCATATGCCTCACCGGCTGCTTCGTCCCACGCGGCTTCGAGATAAGGCCGAGCCGGGGTGCGTGTAGCGTGGTTACGGCCGGAATAGCCACCAAACTGATGGATTCGGCTATAAGGGGCTGTACCACCCACAACGGCAGTGCCGTTCCCCGTCATTTTCGTGGTGACGCTGTCGCGCAGTCGTCCGCTGATCATCGCGGGCGGACTGCCGGGGGCGGACGGAGTCGGTGTGCCCAGCGGGTGTGACGACTTGGACAACTGTGACCGCACAGCGCGTTCGGTCACCTCTCCCATGGCCAGTGCTGCGCCGTCCGCAGAGTCGATTCCGGCTAACAGCATTTCCTGCAACCTCGACAGGGCTCCCTCAGCGCCGGCCATGGTCACCTCCCCATGCGCGTATTCTGTGATCTCGCTTCAGCCTTGGAGAGCAGTTCTTGGGCTTCGTGAACTGCTTCTTCGATCAACGGAAACCACATCTGAACGTCGAGTGGCGCTTCTTCGACTTGGTCCGGCGTCCAGCCGTACGTTTTTGCGAAGAAGCGCCACACCAACAATTTGGGGTCCATGCTTTGGGGGAGGGGGACGTCTTGCCAGCCACGGCTCACGAAGAAAGCGACGAGCCGTTTCTGGCTCTCCCTCAGTTTGGGACCTTGCTGCTCACCTTCTTAAAGAGGTGCTCAGTCTGTGCATGCAGTTCGTTGTAGTCGTCGATATCGAGTTCTCCAACGGCTTCCGGGCCGCCTTCGACTGCCGGAATCGGCTGATCGAAAGACCATTCCGTGATGGTGCCGGCGAGCAAAGCGTCACGCATCTGGAACTGGAGATCGCCCCCCAGTTCATGCTTGTCCTGAATCTCCTGTCCGGCCGTGACAAAAAGGCGGACGACACTCTGGACGGCACTCTTGTCCTTGCCCTTGAGGTTCTCTCGAACCTCGACCCAGTTACCGCTGGGCAACTCGATACGCATAGCTACTCTCTTCCGATTTAGTACGGCGCGTAGTTGTTGGTGACAATGACCGTCACCGGGCCCAGGCCGCCAGACCCGCCACTATTGGACGTGTTGGCCACAGCCTGAATGCTGTCGTCGTAGCCGATCAGCACACCAGAGCGGACGATCTTTGACTTCACGAACGCCGCCTGGGCAAAAACGAAGGTGTAGTTGATGTGCGACGTGCCGGCCAGGCCGTTGTCGACATTGATGACGACCGACGGCTGAGTGTTGTTCAAGAACTGCAAGAGCGCCGTCTCGTCATAAGCGACGGAGAAGTTCAGCGTGCCCGTGGCGTCCAGCGTGCCGCGCGCAATGATGTACGGATTCTGGAAGCCCTGATTCGTCCAATACACCTGAAGCTGACGCTTGATATTGACGGCCCACTGGCCAATGTCGTAGATCGCCGAAGAACCGATGGTGATGTTCGTTCGCCACGCCGGGACGGGCACCACGAAGTTCGTCGAGTTGGTCGGCGTCGAGGCTGCCGGCTGGGAAATCCAGCTATTGCCGGTGATCTTGCCCATGAACAACGCCTCGGCGTTGCCCGTGAAGTCGAGCTGTGCGACACACAAGCTGGGGTACGACCGCGCGCCGACGGTAGTCGTCAATGCGGTGTAGTCCGTTGCGGTATGCGTCGGAGGCTGACCCGTGCCACTGTTCAGCAAATTGAATCGGTGGGTGTACGAGCCAGTGACCGTTTGAATCGTGGCGTTGTTCGCGTGGTTGAAGCGCAACGGGTAGCCGGCAAACGTCACCGTGCTGCCGGCAACGGCCGACACCTTGACGACCTCGGCCACGATGCCCGTGTCGATCTGCACGTTCTGACCGATGGCGAAACCGGCCGACGCCGCGACGGTGACGTTGGTGTTGCCGGCGGACGATGCGGCCGACGTATTGGAGTTACCGCCGATCGCCGGCTGACCACTGGTGGACAAGTCGCCAAAAGTGTTGTCCAAGAAATAGCCGTAGACGTCGCCGAAAACCGGACCGCCATACGAGAACGACGCGTCCTCGACGCCCTGAACTTCCTGGTAGACCAACGCCATGGACCCACGGATGGCCTCATCCGGCAGGTACTTGATGAGGTCTTCCGGCTCGTACGTGCCCTTGTCGAGGGGGATCGTCACGACTGGCAACACAGCGGTGCCGACAGACGTTTCACGTGCGAACCCCAGCCACGTCTTAGTGGAGGGCGAAACAAAGGATGGAATGTTGCTCACTGAGCCCCTCCAGTCTGCGCTGCACTACCGTGCCGCTCATTGGCTGAGGTCACACAGCTCCTTTCATTAGGCTGCGAACACCTCGTTGATGACACACGTGATCAGTGCGTCGTAGCGGTTGTACCGTTCGTCCGCCACTGCACGAATCGTCAATTCGTAGTTCATATCCTCACCGATATCGATGAGATAGCTTTCCCGGTTCGTCCACGGGTCCAACAGAACAGGCGTGGTGTCGGATGTGAGACGCAATGTCTCCATGATCCAATCCACCATGCCCGGAAATAGCGTGTCCGAATCGGGGTCGTCATCTTGTCCCCACCAGACGAGGTAGACGTCGAGGCGGTGTGTTTGCGTTTTCAGACCCGACGGTGAATTGGGACCCGTCGCACGCGGAATGGTGCCGCCACGTCGAGGATCGCGACCTTCTTTGCCCCGGCTGGGCCAGACGTATGCCTGAGGAATGTTGGCCTCGACATTCGGGTCGGGCGGGGTGATCTGAGACGCCAAAGGGGGCACGTTGGTAAACGGCCACACCAACCCATTGAGCAGGTTATTGATGTACACCTGCGTGGTATTAATGGGCATCGCGCATCAACCCTTCTTGCGCCT